CGCACGGGAACAGCTGAAAACAGCCAAGACCTCCGGACTTATCAGACCGAAAAAGAGCAGGAAAACACAAAAACACAATACATGCACGGTGCAAGTACAGTGCAAACACAAGAACAGCACAAGAAAAGCCCTGCTGATTCTCTGATACCGGATTCTCTGATACCTGATACTAAAAAACATACGGTCGTTGCCGAGCAACAGACCGCCCCGGAACCGGAGGAGCTTGACAACGAGGAAGAGGCAAAGCCAGGTAAAAGACAGCAGAGTCCTGACTGGAAAACAGCCAAGACGCCGCTGGAAAAGAGCTTTTGCAGATTTTGGGACGCCTTTCCGGCAGTGCGGAAGAGAGCAAAACCGGCGTGCTGGAAGAAGTGGAAGCTGATCAAGCCAGACGAGGAAATGACTGAGCATATACTCCACGCCATTGAGGTAAGCAAGCAGAGCAGCGACTGGAAACGCGGGTATGTGCCTATGCCGTTGACCTGGTTGAATCAAGGACGCTGGGAGGATATAAGCGAGGAGGTAAGCGTAAATGAGCACAGCAACAATGGCAGCAATGCCGCAGGAAGCCATACAGCAGGGTTCCACACAGCCGGAGACTACTAAGCCGGACAAGTACAGCATAAGCACCGCGGAAGCTCTGAGAGAGGGGTACAGCGTGCCGGAGCCGGTACCGGAAACAGTAAGCTGCAAGTATTGTGGCAGAAAGCTGGAATATTACGGCCTGGTTAGCCCGGTAGCGCCGCGACATGTGATCATATGGAAGAGTCGCCCGGAGCGCTGCACATGCAGCAAGGCGCAGGACTTCTGGAAAGACTGGGATGCAAAGGAAGAGGCCCGCAAGGCAGCTGAGGCAGAACAGAAAGCCAGGGAGGAAGAAATGCAGCGGTTCCGTAGCATGATGGAGCGCAGCGGCATGAAAGCAAGATTCCAGAACAGACGTTTTGAGAATTTTGTCCAGGACACCCAGGGACGCCGCCAGGCATACACCCAGGCAAAGAAGTACGCCGACAACTTCCAGCGTATGCGCCCAGTCAAGAACGACCGCAACCACGTAACGCCGCCGGAGATTGAGCGCAACGGCCTGTTTATGGCAGGCGGGTATGGTACCGGAAAGACCCACCTGGCAGCGGCCATTGCAAACCAGCTGATCAGTGAGGGAACGGCCTGCATCTGCATGACCATGATTGACCTGCTGGACAGGATCCGGGAAACATACAAGGCAGCTGGCAGTGACGTAGACGAAGCATACATCCTGAGCCAGTACGAGGATGTGCCGCTCCTGATCATTGACGACATAGGCAGCGAGCAGCCGACGGAGTGGGGCGTGAGCAAGATATTTGCCATTATAAATGCCAGGTATGAGGGATATATGCCGACGATCATCACAACAAATTACAGCGGCCCGGAGCTGGTGCAGCGCATGACACCGGAGAGCGGAGACAGCAGGAACGCAGAGAAAACCCTGGACCGCCTGAAAGAGACATGCGTCGGGATTGATATGACGTGGGAGAGTTGGAGGGCACACTGATGGAGAACACAGGATATATAAAAGACCTGGATTGTACAAAGGACACTCCTGTTATATACGGCCACGAAGATGCACCGATATACGGGCAGGGCATACGGATAAAGCCAAGAGTGCCAGGTCGCCAGGAATCCGAACACATGAAAAAAATATACCTGGAAGAACTTCTCCCCCTGGAAGAGTACGACATGATCGCGGTGTTACTGTCCGGAGGAAAAGACAGTATAGCCTGCTATTACAAACTCATTGAGTTGGGCGTGCCAAAAGAAAAAATTGAGCTATGGCACCACGACATAGACGGCGGGCACCCGTCCCGGAGAATGGACTGGCGCTGTACACAAAATTATGTAAAAGCATTTGCAGAAGCTGAGCAGGTACCGCTGAGGTTATCGTGGCGGGTAAATGGATTTTTTGGAGAGCTTTACAGGATCGGCGCAAGCGAACCGGTCGAGTGGATGGACCCGGACACCGGGGAGATATGCCGGTGCAAGTTATCCAGGAAATACATACAGTGCCGGGAACTGAAAGAGAGCGCCACCGAGGAAATGGAGGAGAAGCTCAAAGAATACGGTTATAGAATGAAGTTCCCAGCGAAAACGGGAGATTTAAGCCGCCGCTGGTGCAGTGCATATCTGAAAATTATGGTTGCAGATTCTGTTATGAGCAACCTGAGCCAGTTGGGAGAGCTTGAAGAAATAGGCGGGAAACGCCAGAAGTTCCCGGCCAAGGGCGGAACCCATCAAGGCCGCTGGTGCAGCGGAAACTTGAAAGCTGCCGTGCAGGATAGTGTTACAGCGAACCTGGACAAGACCAGCAAGAATGTGAAAATACTGGTTGTTTCCGGAGAACGCCGCGGAGAATCAGCAGGGCGCTCCAAGTACAATGAAATGGAAATACACAGAACCAATGCCACAACCAAAGCCCACAGGTTGGTACACCAGTGGCGCCCGGTTATTGATTACTCGGAAAAAGACGTGTGGGAAGTATTGAAACGCCACAAGGTAAACCCGCACCCGTGTTATAGAGCCGGTTGGAACCGGTGCAGTTGTGCAATGTGCATATTCTCAACGCCGCCATTGTTTGCAGGAATCCGGGAAATAATGCCGGAGGAATACGAGCTTTTAAAGAAAGATGAAGAAATCCTCGGCTTTACCCTGGACAATAAAAAGGACCTGGATAGCTTTGTGGGAGACGCGGAGCCTTGCGTATACCACGGAGACGCCAAGGCACTGCATAGCCTGGTAAGCGGAGAATTTGAAACAGCAGACATTTTTGTTGATGGCCCGTGGATGTATCCGGCCGGAGCATTCCATGGAGCAGAGGGAGGGCCTTGTTAATGAGCAAAGCAACACTATTACAAGGCGACTGCCTGGAACTTATGAACCGGATCCCGGACAGCAGCATTGACATGGTGCTGAGCGACCTGCCATATGGCACAACACGCTGCCGGTGGGACGCTCCGATCAACTTGCAGGAGTTGTGGGAACAGTACCGGCGAGTGGTAAAGGAAAACGGCGCCATTGCACTTTTTAGCGCACAACCTTTTACCACGGAGCTGATCAGCAGCAACAAAGCCATGTACCGCTATGAATGGATATGGAGAAAAACACAGCCCAGCGGATTTATGAACGCCAAGAAAATGCCGCTGAGGACCCACGAAAACATAGAAATATTTTACCGGAAGCCGCCGACCTATAACCCGCAAATGACGCACGGGCACCAGAGAAAGACAGCGACGGCATACGGAACCAGGGAATCGGATGGCAGCAGCTGTTATGGCCGGGAGGAAAGAAACTATACATATGACTCCACGGACCGGTATCCAGTGGACGTGTTGCAATACAGCACCGGGGACAAGGCCAAGCGCCTACGCCCGACGCAGAAGCCCGTGGACTTGCTGGAATACCTGGTCAAGACCTACACGAACCCAGGAGAGACAGTCCTGGACAACTGTATGGGAGCTGGGAGCACCGGCGTTGCCTGCCTGAATACCGGACGGGAATTTGTAGGGATAGAGCTGGATCCGGAATATTACCAGATTGCAAAAGAAAGGATTGAGCAGCATGTGGAAAATATTTTTTGAATATATGGACAAGTCCAAAATTACATTAACGGGAAAAGGTTCTGACATTTCGCTTCGATTAGCAATGAAATACGACAACCTTTACAATCGCGAAGCGGTTAGAGCTGAGTATCAGAGATACCCCAAAAATAAATATGCTGCAATACCGCTGGAAGCGAAAATTAGACAGTTAAAAGAAACGGAGGAATGAGAGTCATGGGAGAAGAAAAGAGCCGTGATATTGCCGGCATTACAGTGAGATACAGTGACGGCAGCACAAAGGAAATTCAAAGCGGGTGTTGTGTGGACCTGGAAAAGGGCAGCGACGATTTATCGGTTGAAATGCTGAACGTGAAACCGTTTGACCTGGTACGCCTGGCATACGGCCTGGTGGCCGCAGTGCAGCGCCTGGGAATGAGAGACAAGCTCGAACAGTACGCAAACGGAGCTGGAGAGGGTCAGGACAATGGATAAAATAACCGTTTACACCGACGGTTCCGCCCTGAGCAACGGTCGCCCTGGTTCCGGATGCGGCTGGGCCTGTAAGTTGATATATAAAGGCCAGGCTCGCATGAAGTCCGGCGGAGCGATAGGAGAAACTAACAACCGCATGGAAATGCAGGCGGTTTTGGAAGCTATGAAAAGCATAACTAATAAAACGATACCGGTTGAAGTGTATTCAGACAGCAACTATGTGGTGGAAACCATGAACGGCCATTTTGCTATGAAAAAGAACCGGGACCTCTGGCGGAAACTTATGAGGGAACGGCAGAGATTTACCAGTATCCGGTTTATATGGGTAAAGGGACATGACAAGAACCAGCACAACAATGATGTGGATCGCCAGGCGGTGGCAGAATCCCGGAAGATATTGGAGGCGCAGGAAAATGGACAAGTATGAGGCAGTGAAACACCTGATCGAACAGGGTAAAGACGCGACGCTGGAAGATGGCGTCGTAATGTTGAGAAGCAGAGCAACCGGCGCGGCACTGGATAGAGAATACAAGGCCATGAAAAAAGACCTGAAAACAGCAGGGTACAACGGAAGCCTGGGTATCCGAGGCGTGAGACGGGAGGCGGAAGCGTGAGAAAAGCGAGCATGAACTTTAAAAGCGGAGCTTTATATACCAAGGATGGCCGTAAACTTGCCGACATTGACAGCGGCATTGTTGAGTGGGGCGTACAGGTAACAGCGGAAGTCCCGACAAAATCGGTGGCAACGGTCACCAGGAACACAACCGGAACTATTGAGGGCAAGCTGCAGATCGGCCACCTGGATGTGTTAAGTCTTATGTACGGCATGAGAATTACAAACAACTGGTTAAAAATGCACGGCGGGATCATGGCCAGGAACGGCGGCAAGAAAAAGAAAAGGAGATTGTTTTGAACAAGATACAACAGATTTTTGGTCTGGATCCGGAATACAACAAGAAGATGGAGGAGCAAGCCAGACAGCTGCATGAGAAAGCGCTGGCAGGGAAATGGTGTTGCACATGTGAATATTGCATACCAGTAGACCCAAACCTCCCCGGCTTTGTGACGGCGTTTCCAGAATGTGAATACGGCGGCATGGCCGTCGAAACCTGCAGCAGGTACCGCGTGGCAGGAACTACAATTCGCAACAGTACCTGGGCTGACCGGATCCGCGAGAGATTTATGAGGGTGGTGTGAAGATGGACAGAAAGGAAACAACAAAGTTCCTCGGCAAGTTACTTATAAACACACGTTTTGGAGGAGCTGGGAAGCACTGGGCCAGTGAGGTAAGCATTGACCCATGGGGACGAGAAGCAAAAAGAGTTGATTACATGCAATTTTCCCCAGCTGATCAGTGCTCCATATCCGGGATAGAAAAGGGCATATTTACCTGTTACGAGATAAAGAGCTGCAAAGAAGATGTTTACAGTGGGAACGGCCTAAACTTCCTGGGAGAGAAAAACTATATTGTAACCACAATGGAGTGCTACAAGGATATTTTACCGGATTTACGCAGCGGGAAATTTTCCAAACACATGCGTGAACAGTTTCCAGAATCCTCCAACTACTTCGGCGTAATGGTTGCAATACCGGACTGGGCGGAGGCGACAGACGAATTTGAGAAACCCACACCGTTAGACGCAGAGGTAAGACAGTGGAAACTGGCGGTCATATTACCGTGCCGCTATGGACCGAGAAAACGCTCCATGACAGAATTGTTATTTTGCATGTTGCGGAGCGGACATTGAGGAGGAAGAACCATTGACAACAATAATTTTTGTTTTAGAGCTGGTCGCCCTGGCTGTCCTGATCATATGCGGGGCGTTGCTACTCCTGGATGCAGGAAGCAAGAAAAAGCAGCCAGAACACAAACCAGAGCCGCAGCAACCGCAGCGGATAACAAAGCACCCAGGCAGAAGCAAGAGGCGACCAAAAGGGCAGACTGGCCGGAAGCACCCGAAAGGAAAGAGGGAGGACTGAGCTATGGAGTATACAAAGACAGTAACGGCCAAAAGAACGTACAACGTAGAATTTTACCCAGGCGTATTTGACTGCACGGTGGGCGAATTTATACAGCAGCGGGAACGCCTGGGAGTTCCAACACAGGGATTTAAGACCTGTTTTATTTGTGGCCGGCATTTGGCCATGAACAGAATACCGATTGTGATCAGCGTATCCGGAAAAGGAAACCGGTTCGCGTGTGATAAATGTTATGAAAAAAGTCAGAGGGAGAAAGAACATGAAAAAACAGAGTTGTAGAATGACACAGCAGGAGCGAGAAACGCACAGGGAAGCCACTAAGCTCCGTAAAATGACAGACCAGCAGCTGGTTGATTATGTGAATAGCCAGAAAGAACAGGCGGGGCCAGCTAAAGACCAGGAGGCCGTACATAAGGCAGAAATCGAAGAGTTGGAGGCTGAGGTCGCTAAGTACAAAGCAAAAGCCAACAAAGCGGAAGCAGAGGCCAGAAAAAATGCAGAAAATGCAGTAAAGGCCATTAAGGGCAAAAGCACCGGAGGAAAAGCAGCGGTTGAGCGATTCCTCCAGGAGCTGAAAAAAAAGACCGGATCCGGCAATGGAATCGGCAACGGTACAATTTTTAAATTAAAGAGAATCCTGGACACAATGCCGGACGATTTCGCAGAAAAGGAGGCGTGATCCATGGCGTGGGATTCTGGTACATACAGGAGGGACGCCAGCAAGGCGAACCGCGGCAAACCATTTGAGGATTTTATCAATTTTGCAAACGAGAAATACCAGGCCAAAGGCATAGCAGTCATGCACAAGGTCCCCACGGAGTTTATACCGCTTCGCGGGGCACATGGCCAAGTTGCAAACTGCAAGGTAGAACGCAAGAGTTGTGTGGATTATTTGGGCCGTTTCTGGGACATCCCAGTGGCGGTCGAGGCAAAGCACACCCAGGGAGCTAGAATTGATTTCTCGGCCGTCCAGGACCACCAGGCGGAGTATTTAGACGCATGGATGGAGGGAGAGGGCAGGCAACTTGCTTTTGTGGCCGTAAGTTTTGGCATGAATCGGTTTTTTATGGTACCGTGGAGCTTCTGGAAAGCAGCTCGCGATTGTTGGGAGAGACACAAGAAAACAAAGCAAAAAGAAATTGCCATTGTGCAGCAGTATGGATGGACCTGGGAGACACCGGGAACAGCCAGCGCAAAGGCAGAAGATTTGCTTCCAGACTGGGAAGTTGATACAGGCGGTTTTTATGGCCTCCAGTACCTGCAAATAATTGACAAAATAGCAGGAGGAGAAACGAAAAATGAGAACAGAGGACCAGGTAATAACACAATTTAACATGAGATTAATCCGGGCAGTGATGCCACAGGGGGCGCCTATGATAGTCGTATATGAGGATCCGAAAGACTATCCGGGTCTTTTTGTGGCACGCCTGTTTGATGGCCGGAAAAGTACGCACCTGATAGCCCTGGCGGACACATTAGAGGACATAAGAGAGGCAAAGCCGGAGCGGATGCGGATCGTAAATCGGATAGAACAGGACAGCCTGCAAATTGTGGAAGCCTGGCTCTAACAGAAAGGAGCAGCGAGCATGAGAAAAAAGGCAGCGGGAATATTAAAAGCAGTCTGGACGATTGTGATCAGCGTTGCACTGATCAGCGCAGGCCTGATGTGCCTGAGCCTGCAAAAGCAGGTAGAGGAGCTGAGCAGATTACCAAAAAACGTACTGGTTTATGACCGGAGTCGCAAAGAAATTGTTGAGTATTACGGCACTCCGGAGAGAATTGGCAGCAGCCTGGTATTGCACGACGCAAACATCCTGAATATTGAGGATGTAAGCCACCTGGTAGAGTAGGAGGCGTCTATGGGAAGAAAAGAACGCAGAGCCAAGGAACGGCAAGAGAGAAAAGAAAGTATCCGCATGACGCCGGATCGTATTTATGAGCTGAAACAGAAAACGGCCAACGAAGCCGTCCGGAGAGTGCGGGAGATTGAGAAAGGCAAGGAAAAGCAGCGAGCGGAGACTGCTCTGGACATGCTTCTCCTGTTCGGCATGATATACCTGCATGAGCAGAAAGGATGGGGAAAGCAGCGCCTGGAAAATTATTATGATGGCTGCATGGACCTGTTGAAAGAATTTGAGGACGGCAAGCACACGATTAAGAGCCTCCGGGACAAGCTGGTGGAAGAAACAAAGATAAACCTGGCGGAGGTAAAAGAGTAATGCAGATAATTATCAATATTTTGGCCGGAATCGGAGCGCTGACCGTGTTGAGCATTGCGTGGGTAATTGTGATCATTACCATGGACGCACACCGGGAGAAAAAGAAAGAGAAGGAAGAAACCGAGGAAAAGCAGCCAATTTGTGCGCTGACAGATGAAAATTGTATTTTTGTAGCGGAAAGGGGAACCTGCACAGGTTGTCCGATAGCAGAGGAGGCGGAGAAACGTGGGTACAGATAGAGTAAATAAAAACGGGGAAGGTTATCCAGATCCAACATTCGGAGGGGCCTGGGGAAATATACGCCGGGAGGAAAAACAGAAAGAAGCGGAACGCCTGGCAATGATAAGCAATCTCATCCCGGTAATGAAACAGACAGCTGAGCTTGCTGGTTTTGAGGTTGTGGGCCGGATCACATTGAGAGACAAAGGAACCGGCAAAGAATACAAGTAGGGTGCTATTCTAAAATCCAAAATATATCACACAATAAGACACAGGCAGCGCAAGCTGCCTGGGAAAGGAGCAGCAGTTGAGTATGGGAGAAATTATTGATCGCATGGCACAAGACACAGAAAGCCATGAACCAAAGGACACAAGACAGAGATATAAAGGAATTTGCCCGGTGTGTGGGAAAGAAAACTGGATCTGCAAAAGCCTGGCAATGGAGATGGGAATCAATACCGGCCACGGTGCCTGCCTGGGCTGCAAAACATTTTTACATATAACTTTCAATCCGGAGCGGCAGGAAATGGACCTGGAAAGATTTGAGGACTATGAGAAAAGCCAGAAAGCCCGCGACGACGTGGACAAGATAGCCGGAAACCTGGGATATGGAGGGCAAGACAATGGATGAAAAAGAGATAATAATCTTTAAGAAACCCAGCAAGTGGACAGCCTGGCGCCTGCAGAGAAGAATCTTAAAAAAACATGCGTACATTTTTGGGGTAAAGCCACGACTGTTTGAAAGCAATGAATCACTGAGGCAGCGGATCCTGGAAAAGGTAAAATGCAAGTGAGGAGGGCAAGATAATGAAAATTTATGAAAGCGGCTGGATTGACCTGAAAAAGACTATTGAATATATAGCAAGGGGAACAATTTGCAATACAATGGAAAACTTTGAGAATTTTGTGCAAGAGGGTTTGCAAAATGGATTCCCACAGCTGTACCGGTACATCTATAAAGATTACCGTGGAAACATTCGCATAAATAAAAACGTATTTAAACATGCAGAAGAAGTGGTCCAGTATCTGCCTTTTATTTTAAAATTGGACGAGTGCACGGAGTATGGCATTTATTTCGGGAATACGCTGGCGGAAACATTTGAGTTTACAAGAGACAATTCGCGGTGCGCGTACAACATTACAATCCGTCCACTTTATGAAAGCAAAAGAGCGGAAATAACATTTATGTTTGCAGATAGAGAGGAGGGAAACACGCGTGATGAACAAAAGCCTGATTGAATGGTGTGATTTCACATGGAATCCCGTGACAGGATGTCAGCATGGCTGCTTGTATTGTTACGCAGCTAAGCAGGCGAACAGATTTTCTGGTAATGTGCTGATCAACAAAACATCTGAGCAGCTGAGAAAAGAGTGGGACGAAAGAGGAACCCGCTGGGTGCTGGAAAAGCCTTTTAAAAACGAGATCGGGAAAGTGACGCCGTTCCCGGTAAAGTTCGAACCTATGTTTCGGGAGTATTGCCTGCCTATGCCGGCACAGAAAAAGAAACCGGCGGTTATATTTGTGGTAAGCATGGGCGACCTATTCGGGGAGTGGGTACCGGATGAATGGATCCGG